CCAACAACTTCTTCAAATCCAAGGTATGCCTTTGGTACACGAAGTGCTGTAACGAGTTTCTTTTGTATATATTCAATATCAGCTATTTCTGATAAGTTTTGAGCTCCAGGCAAAGTATCAATTGGATTACTAGCGGCAGGGTCTCTAACTGGAATAAAATAATCTTGATCAACAGCCATTTGGTTGAAACGTAAATCCACATTACCAGTGTTTTTATCAACAACTTGGTCACGTTTAAATTTGTTTGCAACACGTTGCACGTAAGCCTCAACATCTTTATCATCCATATTACCAACAAATACCTTAAATACCCTTCTTTCTGGTGCTCTAGATGTTCTATATATCAACATAGCATCTTCAGATAACATTAATTGTTTCCATATCCTTCTAGCCTTTTCTAACATAGAAGTTCCATATGGTAATTTCCTATCATCACCTAAAAGTCTAAAATGTGCAACTTCCCAAGCGTTAAATTCCATATCTTTGACTTTCCAATTAAATTTTAAACCTTTTTGTTTTGGGTCTACTTCAGCATTAACAGATTTAGCAGCCATCCCTCTTTCTAGTCTTTCAATTTCAATATTAGGTAATTGCATACAACCAACAATACCTTTATCTGGATCTAATTTTAAATAAACAAAATTATCACCATATTTACAGGTATTTCTAATCCACATTTGTAAATTTGTGTTAACATCTAATGTGTTATTAAATAGTTCTGCTAAAATACCTTTAATTCTTTTTGATTCGGAATATATTTGTAGTATATGTCCATTTTCATCTGGTGTTGTTGATTCTTCAGCATATATATCTAAAGCAGTTGAAATTTCAGGGGTGAACTCCATTGATTCGTAATCATAAAATGATGCTAATCTTGTTGGTTCATAATAAACAGCTTGTGTATATAAATTATTTTCAATTTTAGTCCATTGATTAGACAAATATACAGATTGTTGAGCTTGGAGTTTTTCCATCTCAAATTCTTGTTTATTTGTTGTTCTTAATAATTCTTTTTTATTAAATTTATATGTTGGTAAATCTTGGTTTAATAAACCATTTGGCCCAAAAGTTTGTGATAACCTTTGGAATATTGTTAGATTTTTATTATTATTTTCTGCCATATTATAAATGTAGATATTTTTATATCTTTATAAATACTTTATTTAACACCATACTAACTTATCGAACCCTTGTGTTACCATGTCGTCAAAAACTTGGGTTTCTATATAACAAGTTGTAACTGGTGCTATTGTAGTTGTTGTGGTTGTAGTTGGTGGTATTTCCCTAACACTTTCCTTTGTTATTATTTGTTTATTTAAAGTTAATTCAAATTTTTTAACATTAAATATGTTTTGACCACCAACAACAAGTCTTGATCCCCCAATATAATTACCAGATTTTTTTCTTTTATTTAAACCCATTTATTATAATTATTATCTTTTTCCAAATAACCACCCATATGTCATATAATCATTTTTTGTTGCTGTATTTATCTCTCTACCATACCTATCAACATTTTTAGGTATACTAGGAAGTACTGGATTAAAATTAATTTGTTTGGAAACTTCATCATTATTAGACACAGTCCACGACTCTAACATAATTTTTGTTTTTTCTGTTACCTTTTCTAGTTTAGAAAATGAAAACTCACCAACATAAACTGCCATAGCTATAGCCATAATAATATCATCATGTTGTCCTTTTTGATGGTCAGGTCTACCATTAATATATACAAATGTATTCATTTCATTATACAATCTAAGACTTCTAATTTTAAATTTGTGTCTAACATACTCTTCGAATGCTGCGATAATTTGTACTCGTTTATTATTAAAATTAATACCAGGAATTTTATCAATAGAACTTTTATTTACAGCCCAAACATTTAATGAATCAACACCATCTACATATAAATTTTTATACCCAAGTTCTTGCATTTTTCTAACTGTGGTAATTCCCATTCCCCCTGTGATATCTACAACACAAAATGCATTATACATTGTTCCCCAACGGAAACCTATTTCTGCTAATGAATCTGGTGGTATTTTGCCAACATATTCTAAAACTTGTTTTCTTTCATCAAAATCAATAATTACTATGGTTGAAAAATCTTCACTATCACCCCTAGAAACATCAATACCCATTATGTATTTGTGGTCTTTTTCTGGTTCATCCCATATCCATAATGAGTTCCCCATCATTTTATTTGGGGCATCAAGTAATGTATTTTCTTTAATATAATCTAATTGTTTATTATCAAATACATTATCTCCAGATCCTAAAAATTCACAATTTAATTCTTGGTTTATTTTTCTTTTATCATATTTTAATTTTTTAACCATTTTTTCATACCAAGAAGAACATGGTTTAAATCCGTCATTAAAATAATCTTTTATTTTTTCATAATCCCTTTCATATGGGTCTGAATCGGCAAAAGATATGTTTTTTGTGTGGTCTCTTTCATCTTTGTTTAATAGATAATCAATTAAATCATCGGTTGGTACTAAATATAAATCTTTAGAGTATCTTGGGTCTTTCCACCAAAACATTTCAGATATCTTAAAATTATTTATACCCTTTGTAGCTTGATTATATACATCATAATATATTGGGTCATAACCATTTGGTGTTGACACAACAATTACTTTACCACCAGTTGATAACGATGCCATACAAGCCGCCCAAAAATCACCATCAGCTTCAATAAATGCCGCCTCGTCAAAAACAAGAACTGTTGGTGTATACCCCCTAAGTGCATCTCTTGATGTGGCAACCGCCTTTACTTCACAACCATTTGTTAGTTTATAATGTCTTTGTGAGTTTTTATCTTGTGAAAATTGAGCTCCAACCCAGTTTGGCCATTGATCAACAAAAGATCTAATTTTATTTGCCATTTCCATTGATGTATCCAACTTATTAGCAATAATTAGTATTTTTTCTGGTTGTTCTTTTTTAGCAAAAACAAGTCTTTTTGATATCCATGCAGCGGTAACTGTTGATACACCAGCCTGTCTATATTTTAAAGCTATATTTTCTTCATGTTCTTCATAGTCTTTTAATAAAGAAATTTGATCCGGAAATAATTCTAATGGGACATATTTTGATACAGTATTATCGTATGTTTGTAAGTACGTTTTTAAAGCATAAGGTGTATCTTTCATACATCTTACATACTCTAACATAACCTGTTCTTTTGTTAATCCCATATTTGTATTTATTATATAAATATTAAAACCCCCAATCTTTTTAATTTTTATATAAAAAATTGGGGGTGGGGAGGTAGGTTAAATTTTATAAACCTAATCTTGTTAAAATATCATCATCTTCTTCATCTTCTTCTTCTTCGTCTTCTTGATATTTTTTGTATTCTAATTTTGCATTTTGTAATAATTCAGCAAATCTTTTCCTAGCTTTTTCATTATCAGACTGATTACTAGAAACTACATTTGCAATAACATCTTTTAGAAATTCTCCAGCTGGAATACTATATAGTAACTGTTCAAAAAATGGAACATATTTTTTACCACTAGGGTCTAAAATTAATTCGTCTGGTAGTAATGTTCTTATTTTTCTAACTAATTCACCACCAACCCTAAAATTCATAGGTTCGTTTTCCATAGTGTCTGTTTGACCCATAATCTGCATTGCTATTTCAGGATCCATATCTTTCCATTGATGTCTAGATGAAATAATAGAAAAAGATTTAAATAATTCGTGTAGCAAAATTGGAAAAATTAAACCATTAGCATAATATGTATCATTGTCATCTTCTTCTTGTTTGTTATCATCATCATCATCATCTTCATCACCACCTTGCATTTTTCCAGCAGCACCAGCCGCATTTCCACCAAGAGCTTCAATTAAATCTTCATCTGTGAAATACATAAGGTCGTTAGCCCCCATAATTTTATTATAAAGTGGATATAGTCTTGGGTCAATTTCATCTAATCTATCTTTATACATTTGATAAGCAAATTGACCTCTTTTCCCTTTACCCATAATAATAGCATTAATAACATTTCTCTTTTCAATCTCTAATTGTTTTTGTTCTTCTGGGGTTAACTCATCAATATCAAATGAAAAGTTTTGTGGTATTGGTAACTTTTCTGATTTTTTTGATTTCATTTGGAAAATGGATGGGTCAATGTTTTGTTCACCCAAAAATGTTAACATATTAACAAAGTCAAATTGATAAACAACACCCTTTTCTTTACTAACCTTATTAACAATACCTTCTTTTATTGCATCGGCCATAGTTACAGTATTTGGTAACCAACCTTCTTCTTTTGCTGCAATTTCAACTGCTAAATCCCTTAAAGCTTCTCTATGGCTTGGTTCTATTCTTAAAACATTTCTAACCGAATCCATTTGTTGTGATTGTATAACTCTTTTTGTTTGTGGATTTGTTAAGTTTTCTTCTGTTGAATAATATCTTTTAACATAATCAACAACTTCTTTAAACCTAGTCCCAGCTAACCTCTCAACATCTGAAACACCTTGTCTAAACGCTCTATTTTTTGCATATATACCTTCTGGGTCTTCAACCCTTTGTTGTGTCCTTGGGTGCATTCTTTCTGGGTAATCACCATAATCAATTGGTGCTTCATTTAATACTTTTTTTATAATTCTTTTTAAATTCTTCATTTTTATTTTAATTAATTATTTAAAATTGATGTTATAACTGACATAAAATCATTTTTTTGATCCTCAGCTTTTGGATTTTCAGCTTTTGGATTTTCTTTAACTCCTGGTGCTGGGTCTTTGTGTGGATTTCTACGTCTTTTTGGTGTTTTTATACCTGGTCTTGTCCTTACCTTTTCTTTTTCTTCAGTTTCTTCATCTACTTCACCTTTTAACGAAAATATTTTACCAATTGGTTTATCCATTTTCTTTACATCACTATCTATTTGAAATAAATTATTTTTTTTAAATGGTGGTCTTAAAATAAAATCTTCTGACTTACCCTTTTTTTCTTGTATTAACTTAATAAAATCACCTTTTGTCATAGATGGCTCAATGTTTTTTTCTATTAAATCTATGATTGCTTCTTTTAGATTTTTTTCATACATTTCACTAGTTTCTTTTCTATATGGCATATTTTCATAATCTTTTTTTGATGTTTCAGAAGAAAACTCTTTAGCTAAATCACACCATTTTTTTTTCTTTTTACCTTTACTATTTATACATTTTGTCCAAAACAAACCTTGTTGTGCTCTTGATTCGAATTTTTCGTTAATTTCTCTACCACTACTTTCAACCCCCTCGTTTCGT